CGCCAGAGTTGCGGGCGCGGGTGTAACTGCCCAGCACGTCGCCGAACAGTTGTACTTGCGCGGGCGAGTAGGTGTCGTCCACATTTCGGGGCTGGTTGTACTGCACGTACTCGTACACGGCGCGCTCGCCCTCGTCCTTGAGGCCCTGGGCGTACTTCTGCACGCTGGTGCGCGCCCACGGTCGTTGCACGGGTCCGCGCGTGTCAGGCCGCACGAAGCCTGGGTTGTACGCCTTCGTGCCCGGAGCCCAGGGCAGCGTGCGGGCGACCTTGTACTTGGGTTGGGCGTTCGCCGAGGACGCGCTCTGCACTTCCACGATGGGCGCTTCGTGCGGGCGCGTGTCCATCACGGTCTTGCTGGGCGCCCGCACCGCACCGGCAGCGGGGGCGCTCTTGACTTCGCGCTGCACTTCGCGCACGGTTTCACGCACGACCCTGTTTTGCACCTGGGCCACGACCGGAATGGTCTTGGTCTGCGCCGGAGCGGTGACGCTGGTGATGTTCGCCCGGACATCGAGCGCGAGGTTCAGGTCGCGCATCAAGCGGCTCCAGGTCCGCTTGAAGCTGGAGCTGGCCCGCTGAGCGGCCCGCGCGCCGGACTCGGCGGCGCGCTGCTCGAAGAGCGCGAAGTCCACGCGGCTGGTGTCCACCGTGACGCGCACCAGGGTCTTGAGGCCGGACATGAGCTTGTCGAGCTGCTCGGTGCCCTCCACCACCAGACTCAGGGTGTGCTGGGCCTTGAGGCCCTCCAAACTGGCGAGCGCGGCACGCGCCCCGTCGGTCAGCTCGATGTCGGCCTTGATAGAGGAAATCTTTTTCTTGAGCGCGTCGAAGTTCTTCGCGCGCAGGGTCACGTCCACTTCCTGGGTGGCGACGCGCCGCAACTCGTCGGCGAGCAGCAGCTTGGCCGGAATGACCAGCTCTTCCTGGGCGGCGGCGAGTTCGCTGCGGTCGAGGTGCAGCTTGCCCTTGACGGGAATCTCCTTGCGCTCCAGGTTCGAGACAATCTGGCCGAGCGAGCGGTTCAGGGAACTCGCCACGCTCTTGGAGAGCTTGTGCCCCACGTCCTCGCCGATGTGGTCGCCGATGCCGGAAAGGGCTTTGTTGATTTCGCCGCTGAACGCTTGCGAATCCAGGTGGGGCTTGATGTGGATGTCGTCGAAGTAGCCTTTTTTGGTGGCGCCCTCGACCGCGCCGGAGATGGCCGCGCTGAGTTGCAGACCAAGCTGCTTCGCGGCGGCTTCGCGCATGGACTTGCCCAGGCGCGCGCCCGCGACGGTCCCGGCTTCCTGCGCGGCGCCCGCGAGCTGGTCGCTGCCGCGCTCCAGGTGGCTCACCACGTCGCTGTAAATGTCTTCGGCGTGGCCGAGCGTGACTTCCTGAATTTCTACTGCGGCGTCGAAAATCACGCCGTACTTGTCGTACTGGCTCATGGGCCTCCTGTGTGGACGGTCGGGGCTGGGGTGAGAACGAAAAAGGGAGCGCCCGTGTGGGCGCTCCCTTGTGGTCTGTGTTTGCTTAGATTCTAACCAAGCAACCCGCCAAGTCCTGGCTGCGGAGGCATGCGTTCGAGTGATTTTTCCACTCCGATAAGGCCCCGGAAAGACATGGCGAAGAAATCCGACAAGGAGAGCCCACTCGTGCGGGCAAGGTCAACGACAAAGCCGTAATCGGTGTCGTCTTGGGGTTCCGTGTCGTCTTTCTCCGGCTTGTACTTCTGTACAACGCGGCGTTGTTTTTTGGCGGCCTCTTCGGGCGTGCTGTCCTGTTCGTCCGCGAAACTCTGGGCGACGCGTGAACGAAACTGCTCGAAGGCGACCGGGTCGGTCAAAATGTCGGCGAGCAAGTTCTCCTGCTCGTTTTGTGTTCGGTACGGCACGTCCGCGAGAAACGCGAAGAGCTCCACCCAGACCTGCATGTCGTTCGGCGCGGAAAGCCGGGATAAGCTCACGCCCCGGCTTTCCGCTTGTGCGAACGACTTCAGGCTGAGTGGCCGCATCCGGAAGGTCCGCTCGTTTTGCACGTGCGTCCATTCCGGCGCGACGAGGTCACTCAACCTGAGCATCATTTACTCCGGCCTTACGGGGTGGCGGGCGCGCTGTTCGTCAGCTTGCAGGTGTGCTTGGCGGTCATGGCGTCGTAGGCGACGAAGCGCGCCGAGCCGGTAATCAGGCTCGCGTCGCGCACCTGGAAGTCGGGCTCTTCGAGGCGGCAGAAGGGCAGCTCGAAGGTCAGCGTGGGGTGGACGCCGGGAGCGACTTCGCGGCTGGGGTCCACGACCGTGAACTTCAGTGCGGCGTACTTGCCTTCGCGGGCGAGTCGCTCGAAGAACGCGGGGTCGTTCGTCGCGCCGCCGGTCAGGTTGAGCGCGCTGCCCGCGACGCTGTTCGCGCCGAGGTCAATGGTGAACGTGCCGTCCACGTCGGTCTGGCCTTCTTGCAGGCTGCGGCGGTACACGCTGTTGAGGCGGTACTTGTCGGTGGCGAGGTTGTGGTTGATGTTGAGCTCGAAGGACTCGACCGGAATTTCCGCGAGGGTCGCCATGTCGCCCGCCTTGATTTCCACCTTGGCTGAGCTGAACTCGTACGAGTACTCCACGTCGCCGCCGGGGTACACCGGGGTGGTGGTGGCGGTCAGGTTCTCTTTGTTGATGGCGGCCAGCTCGACCGAGAGGGTCAGCACTTCGTTCACGCGCGCCGCGATGGTCGCGCGGTTGACCTTCGCGCCCGTGAAGCGGCGGGTGAACTCGCCTTCCGGACCGTCGAAGCCCACGAAGGCCGTGAAGGGCGTGAGCACCCCGCCGTCCACCAGCGAGTAGGTGGCTCCGGTTGCGCTGTCGCTGTCGCCGGTCTTGCTGTGGAAAATCAGCGGCAGGAGTTTTTCCAGCACGAAGTTGCTGGCCGAGAACTCCAGCGACCCACCGGCTTCCACGGTGCCGAGGCCGGAGTCCGCGCGAGACTTCATCGCGCGACGGCGAATCGTGCGCGGCTGGATGATTTGCTGGCGACCGTTCAGGCCCTCGCTGTTGAACGCGAGGAAGTCGCCGGAGACAAGGTCACCGAGGGCTTTGGGGGTGAACAGGTCGGCTTGCTCTTTGATGGCGAGGAAAGTATCAGTACCACGCATGTTTCAGGTCTCCTTACTTCTTGTTGGAACGAGTGGGTTTGGGGTCGCTGGTCGGTTCGGTTTCAGGCTCGGTCAGGCTGGGCTGATTCACGACCGGCTCGGTCACGACCGGCTCGGTCGCGGGCGGCGGCGGTTTCGGGCTGAACAGCGTGAAGTCGGGATTGCGGGTGAGTTTCGCGGCGATACGGTCAGGGACAGGCGTCGGTTCACCTTTCGTGAACGTCAGGCCCGCCACTTCCGCTTGCGCGAACGCACCGCCGTAGACGATGAGTTTGGGCACGGGAGGCTCCTTTCAGGGTGCTGGTGGGTCAAAATCCTCGGAAGGTGACGGTGAACGGAATCATCACGACGCCGATGTATCCCCAGTCGGTGAAGCCGCCGGTTTCCTGGGAGAGCGATTGCAACACGCTCTCCTCGAACTCGGTAAAGGCCGCGCCGGGGATGCTGTCCTTGTGCTTTATCAAGTGGGCCAGCACGTCCCAGCGCAACGCCGTCATGCGGCGGTAGCCGCGCGACTGCACCGTGTCCTCGTATTCGATGGCGACGAGCACGTCCACCTGGACCTCCTTGGAGGTCATGGAGTCGCCGCGACCGAGAATTTTGCTCGACACGCGGGCGTCGCTCGTGTGAATGGACACGTACGGAAAACGCGCGGCCTCACTGACGAAGCCCTCGTCAATGTCCACGTCCGAAAAGTTTTGAACTTCTCCATCAGGATACTCGACGACGCATGTTTTTAAGACCGCGCTGACGGCGTCCAGCGCCGCAAGGTCGGGGTTTTTTGCGATGGCGATAAGTCACGCCTCCTTTACTTCGGGCCTCACTTCAGGCGTACGCCGAGCTTGCCGCCTTCGTCTTGCATGGCGTGCAGCGCAGCGCGCACGGCTTTGCGGGCGAGCTTGGGTCCGAGCAAGCGCGGGTCGCCGCCTTGCCGGGCGATTTGGTTCTTGAGGTACGCGGTGAGCCGCAGCGGGTGAATTCCGGCGTCGTTTCGCACCGGGGTAATCACGAGACGCTGGCCGTTGTGGTTGGACTTGACCTGGACGCTCGCGGACAGCCACGCGTCGCGCAGCCTGCCGGTCTGCACGCCGTATCGGTAGGCGCTGTTCGCGGCCCTGAGCGCGCGGCCCTTGTACGCGCCGACTTGGTAATTCACCTTCGGGCCGTACAAGGACTTCAGGTGGTCCTGATTGCGTGCGTGGCGCAAGGCTTCGCGCTCGGCCAGCCGCATCAGGGTCTGGCCGTACTTGGTGGTGCGGAGCAGCCGCGCCCCCTCGCCGTCCATGAACTCCCCAATGTTCCGCAGCCTGCGCTCTTGCGCGCTCAGGCCCGACTTGCTCGGCCCGCTCACCTTGAGGTTCTTTTCGAGCACCTTGTTGAGCTCGACCACGGTGCGCGTGACGTTGATGGGGCCGGAGAACTTGTCGGGTGGTATCCAGTACTGGTCGCGGCCACGCGCGCCGGTCTTCACGGTGACGCGCTTGAGCTGCCTCACGAGCCACTTGAATCGGAAGTCCTCCACGTCCCCCCGCTTTTTGGGCAGGCCCAGCGTCAAGTCCACGCGGTCTTGCAACTTCGGCTTGCCTTGTCGGCCCTGACGCTTGCGGTTGCGGTCGCTGCCGTAGCGGTACTTCACCCACGAGCGGTAGTAGCCGTAGCGCGACTTGCGCGAAGTCCACCACTTGCCGCTGCCGAGCTTCTCGCTCACGGCCACGCCCACTTCCTCCGCGAGCGCCTCGGCAAAAGCGAGCCCGAACGCGCGGGTCGTTCGGGCGGTCCGGGAGTTGCTTTTCGCGGCGTGCGCGTTGACGCGGTGACCCTTAATTACTATCCGTGGGGAGGACGAAGCCATTGTTGATGTACCGGCTGTTCGGTAGCCAGTCCTGCATGTCGCCGAACTCCACGGCTTGCGCCGGTCCGATGTCTTCGGCCACTCCGGCGAAGCCTTCCAGGAACAGGTTGAGCTTGATGTTCGCGTCGGCGAACAAGCTGTCCGCCAGTTCCTGGTAGGTTCTCAACCTGCGGCAGATGCGCGCCGCGAGGCACATCTCCATGAAGTCCTGCACCAGCAAATGCTCCCAGAGCGTTTGTTCCACGCCTTCTTTGCGAAGGCGAGCCTCGGTTTCCAGAAGCTGGCTGGCGACCATGCGCGCGTACGTGGAGGCGCTCACGCCGCCGTCACCGTCACGAGGCGTATCGGCGGGACGGCGGGTTTTGTCGGGCATGTGGCTGAACACGCCGTCCTCGGTGATGGCGAGCGGCATGGCAGATTACTTCGCCAGCTCGGCGCTGCCGTCTTTGATGGCCGCCTGGGCGAAGAGCCGCGCAACCGTGACCGTCTGGCCCGCGTTGTAAAAGCGGCCTTCGAGGTAGGTCATGTTCTTGAGCACCTTCACCGCGATGCGTTTGGGTTCCGGCTTCGCCTGGACGGGTGCGTTTTCCTGGGGCTTGGGGGCTGCCTGGACGGTCTCGCCGGAAGACGCGGGCGTCGTCGTGGCCGGAGGTGTCAGGTTGGGCGCGCTCGACAGGGCGGGGTTCGGCGTGACCGCCTCGCCCATGACGGGGGGCTCCGAGTTGGCTTGTGGGTTGGCGTCGGTGGTGGTCGTTGGGTTCGTGTTTTCGGGATTCACTGGTGCCTCCTGTTTACGACGCGTCGAGCGTTTCGGCGCGCTTGGCGTTGGGTCGGTCATTGGGTTTCTCCTGCTTGTAGAAATAGTTGTGGTCGCTCAGGGCGTCGTTCACGTCGCGCCACTGTTCGGCGCGGCTCGCCTGCTCGTCCCAGTACGTGGCGTTGTCGGCGAGCCGGTCAGGGTACTCGCGGCTCACGAACTGGTCTTGAATCCAGGCCGGGTGCTGGTCAATCAAAGTGGGCAGGCGCGAACGCTCACCGCGAGGCACCCCGGCGTCGGGCGGATGAAGGTTGGTTTCGCCGTACATGCTGGTCCTCCTAGAAAAACGAGGGGCTGGTCTCCCAGCCCCTCAAGGATGTTTATACGGTGGGCGCCCCGGCAGGTTGCGCACCAATCACGACCGCGCTGGGGTACGTAGGCATCCAGCTCGCGGCGGTGTTCGGGTTGGCGTACTTGAGCCACTTGATGCGGTTGTGGCTGAAGTTGCGCGGGTTGTACCCCTCGACGCGCGGCAAGCCATGGAAACGGCCTGCGATGCGCCAGAAGGGCGGCGTGGCATTCTTGGGGCTGGTCTGGTCGTCCACCACGACGTACGGGCCGGTGCCGTAGCGGATGTTGCCGCGCTCGTCCGCGCCCGCGACGTGCGCGGTGTACAGGAACGTTCCAACCGGGCCGTCGTTGCCACAAATCACGACCATCTCGCCGTTCGGAATCCAGTATTGGAGTAAGCCGTTCTCGTCCTTGTACTTGCCGTCGTAAATTTCGACGGGGAGCTTGGTGTAGCGCTTGAACAAGTCCAGCGCGCCCTGGCGGTACACGGCGCGGGGCGGACGCATCTGAATGCTGGTCAGGCCGCGCTCGTAGTCCATGTAGTACTGAATGAAGGTGTTGTCGGTGAGGATTTCCTCGAAGGCCGAGTTGACGATGAGCTTGACCGGAGTCTTCTCCGGCGCGAACTCGCTGGCGCGAACCAGGTTCACGAAGTATTCGATGGGGTCTACCAGGGATTTCCCGTCGGCGTCCTTCGCGTCGAACTTGACGGGCAGCGGGAGCTCCATGTCGGTCAGGAAGTAATCAATGGTGTACTTGAGCCCTTGGGGGTTGTACGGGTCTTCGGGGAGAATCTCGATTTTGCCCTTGCGGAAGATTTCCCAAATCATCCACTCGCGGCGGTTCTGCATGCGAGTCAGCAAGCGCGGCACGAAGTTGGCAATCTCGTCGTCAATGACGCTTTGCTGCACGTCGCTCAAAAGCTGACCGAGGAACAGGAGTTCTTTTTCGTCCCAGGTGCGGTCTTCCGCAAAGGCCAGGGGCGACCAGCTCGCCTTGGACAGGTCGAAGCTCGCGCCACGGGTGTCCACCGGCAAGATGTTGCTGCCGATTTGGTGAACGAGGGTCATGCCTTCGTTCTCGTCGGGGTTCTGCGTGCGGACCATGTACATCTCGATGGACGTGCTGTAGGTGCTGTCCTGCGGGAAGTAGCGGTCAATCAGCTTGTTGGACTCGGTGAAGCTCTGGCTCACGTCCGCGACGATTTCCGTGACTTCTTTCGTCGTGGGGAACTTGAAGCCGCTCGTGTTGAGCATCGGTCGGTTCCGACCGACCACGTTGTTGATGTTGATGGGCACGTAGTTCATGCGTCAGGCTCCTTACTTGACTTGCTTCCGGGTGGTGTCCCAGTAGATGTTGTCTTTGATGCGGGTGATGCCCAGCTCACCGAGCACGGCCTCGACGGCGGCGTCAATCTGCCCCCAAGGCTTGCTGGTGTCGCTCTGCACGTACTTGAGCTCCAGCGCGCCGGTCAGGACGATGCTGGCGTTTTGGTCTTGCTCGTAGTTGTGGCCGTCAATCAAGATGCCCAGGAAGTTGGCTTTGTCTTCGGCCACGGTGATGTTCGTCGGGTAAATCTGGTCCGCTTTGGTGGCGTGGTCGCGCGGGTACTTGCTAATCAAGGTCGCGCGGGGGTCAATGCCTTCGAGGGCCTCGTCCCAGTCGGCGTCGAGGTCCAGCACGAACGGCAGGGCGTAATACCCGAAGCCGGACAGGCGCGGAACGCGCTCGGCGACTTTACCCGTGGCGATGACTTGCCACGGCGTGGTCTTGCGGGGAGTGTTAATCGGCATGTGGTGTTACTCCTTTCGGGTTATTGCTGCGCCCGCGCAAGATTGCCCTTGATGCGGGACTTGAGGGCGGCGACGCGGTCGGCGTTGACGGTTTCGTCGGGTTTGATGACAGGGACGACGCCCTGAATGTGCTCGGCGCTCACTCCCGCCGACTCGCCGAAGACCTGAATCGCCTCGACGCCCCGGATGAGCTTCTCGACGAGGCCCGTCAGGCTGGCTTTGTCGTCGCCATCGCCGAATTCCAGCGTGTCGTTCTCGGTGCCGTAGGCGTACAGTTGCGCGGCGGCTTCGAGGGCCGGGCCGGTCAGGCGGACTTTGCCGTCTTCTCCGGTGGCGAATTCCTGCACCTTGGCGCGGGCGGTAATCAGGCGCGCGTCGCGCTTGTCTTTCTCGGCGCTCGCAATCAGCGCGGGCAGCATTTGCAGGTCTTCGGGTTTCAAGCCGAACTTCTCAAGCGCGGCTTGCAGGGCTTGCTCTGGGGTCACTTGGTCCTCCGTGGGATTGGGTGGAGTCTCCACCACAGGGGTGTTGGGGTCGTCGGCGCTCAGCTCGCCGTAAAACTGCACGTCACGCATCACCGGGTATGCCGTGAGGGCTTGGCCGACGATTTCCTTGCTGTACGGCCTGAGCTCGATGGAGCCGTCGCGGAACGCGCCGCGCGCCACGGCGTCCGCCGCTTCTGGAAAGAGCTCCAGGCTGGCGAAGAGCGCCATGCGCTCACCGTCGCGGGTCTTGACCGGCTTCACGCTGGCGGTGTCGCGCAGCCGCAGCCAGCCCTTGGGCTCGCCGCCGTGCTTGTGCTCGTAGTTAATCGCCACGTCCCTGGGCGTGTTCTTGTGGTACGCGACGATGTCCTCGGCGGTGATTTTGACTTCCTTGAATTTCTTCTCGCTGCGGTCGAAGACGTGATAGACGCCTTCCACCATGACCGGCACAGGCTTGGTGACCTTGCTGCCCTCGTACAGCGCTGGAACGGACTGGTCGAACTCGAAGCCACCTCGTGTGACCTCGATGGCGCGACCGCCGTCCACGCTGAACAGCAGCAGGTCATCCACGCCCGCGCCCGCGTCTGCGAAGTGCAGAACGGGCTCTTGCATGAAACCTCCGTGTTATCGGTTTTTCGCGTTTGGATGAGCGCGAACTGGAATCAGTATAAGAAGCGCCTGTTTTTAATCCGGCGCGTTCTCAGGCTGAATTGGGGAGCTTTTGCCTCGGAGCGGCGAGGCTGGTCGGTTTGCGCCTGTCCACCCGGTACGCGGTGCTCGCGCCGGACTGGAACTGGCTCATGGCTTCCTGAAGTTCCAGCTCCTCGACGCCGAGGGCGCGCTTGAAGCGGGGCGGCAAGGCGTTCATCAGGGTCTGCATCACGACCGGGATGTTCTCCACGTTCAGGCCGCCGCCGGAGAGAGCTCCGGCGGCCCCCTTGGTGGGTTGCGTGGTGCTCGCCTCGATGCTGGCGTTGATAATCATGCCGAGCAAATTCGCACTCGCCGAGAAGTCCTCTTCCTTGGTGGTGTCGAAGGCAATCTTGGGGTACACGCGCACGTCCGGCCAGTTCAGCAAGCACAGCTTGGGAATCAAAAACAAGTTCACCGCCGTGGCGAACTCCCGAAGCAGGGTCTGCACGGTCTGGTCGGTCATGTCCACGAACGCGCCGATGTTCGGCGCCTCGCCCGGCTGCGACTGGCGGATGGTGTTGAAGTCAATGCCCATCGCCCGCGCAATCGCCGCGTCGTGGTACTCCAGGTACGGCAGCGCGTCGGGCATGTTCACGTTGAGCTTGGCGACCTCGAACTCCCAACCGGGCGACAAAATCACCCCGGTGCGGGGCTTCAGGATGTAATCCCGCGCGATTTGCTGCGCCATCGCCCACTGCGCCGTTCCGGCCCGCACCGCTTTGGGCACCTTCACGACCGGCACGCCCAGCAGGAAGCGCTCCATGGATTGGTTGATGAGCACGACAAGCGAGCGCTTCACGCGCCAGTGCGCCACGGCGGCGCGCAAGAAGCTCTCCCCGCCGAAGGTGCCGTCGTCGTTGTGCGTGAACGTCACCGTTTTGTAAATCGGGATTTTCTTGTCGCGCACCTGCTCTCCGGTGCCTTTGACGGTGCCGGACAGCACGAGCGTGTTGGGTCCGCCGAGCTTGTCGTACTCGATTTTGTTGACGGACCACGGGTGAATCGGCACGATTTTGTCGAGCAGCACCTTGCCGTCCGCGCCTTGCGCGAGGACAATCTCGCCGTACGCCTGCTTGTACACCAGGGCGTTCTTGTACACGGTGAACAGGCGCGAGAACGCGTACTTCCCGGCTCCGGTATCGTCCAGGCCGAGTTGTTCTTTCACGAACTGCGCCATCTCGTATCCTTGCGGGTCCATCGTGCCGGGAATGACGCGCCACTGTTTGCTGAGCATCGCACCGAACAGGTACTGAAGCGCGTTGCTGACGGTGCCGTCGGTCAGCATCTGGTGGTAGACGAGCAAGCCGTCCGGGCCGCGCAGCGACTCCTCGAACTCGTTGTCTTCGACGATGTCGTAACTGATGCTCATGGAGGGCGCGGTCTGCCCGATGAGCTTCTGGCCGTCTTGCGGGCTCATTGAGCCTGGGCCGATGATGACATCCTGGGATTTGGAAGCGGCGAAGTGCAAGTCGCCTTCGGGCGTCAGGTGCGCGAACTCCAGGTCTTCCCCGTTCGTGACGCCCACAATGGGCACTCCCCCAAACGGTGGCATTTGGGGGAGTGCGGTGTTGGCGGGAACGGAGGCAGCGCCGGAGCCGCGCCCGCGCCGCCGTCGGCGACGAGGTGGGGTCTGGGTCATGGTCTCCTTTTTGTTTTGGTCAGCGGAACATGCGGTTGGCTTCCTGCATGTCGAAGTCGTAGATTTCGACGTTGGTGAAGTCCATCGTCGCGGCAGGGTTGCTGCCGTCCTTCTCGTTCGCTTGCGCGTCGAGGTCGAACTGAAGCGTGCCGCCGCCTTGGTACAGGTGGTGCGCGAGCGCGAGGGAAATCACGATGTCGTCGTGGCCGCGTCCGTGGGCGCGCATCACGCTCGTGCCGGTCACGTTCTTCACGTACTGGAAGTTGCGCAACTCGTCGAAAATCTGCGGGTGGTCCGGCAAGGCAATCTGGCCTTGCTCCATCAGCAGGTTGAAGTGCCGGATGAGTTCTTCCTTGGTCTGGACGCTCTTGATTTCGTACGGCACGTACGCGATGTCGAGCTCCGCCAAATCCTCCACGAGGACGTTGCCGACACCCCAGGCGTCCACGACGCACAAGCCGTCGTTGTAGTCAACGACGAGCTGCTTGAGGCGGCGAATCTGCTCTTTCCAGGCGGTTTCGTTCGTGCGCTCCATACAGACTACCGCGCCCTTGTCCACGTCCAGCACGGTAAACACGCTGAAGTCCTGGTTTTTGCCGAAGTCCACGCCGATGAGGTACTCGGCCCCCTTGCGGGGCTTCTCGACCACGACGCGGTTACCGTCCTCGAAGTAGGGCAGGCGGGTGATGTTACCCATGCCCGAAAAGACCGACCCGGAGTTGCTGATGAACTCTCCGCCGTACTCTTGGCGGAACTCCAGGTCCGGCGTGCCCATGCGGGCGTTGGCGTACCACGCACGGCGCTTGTCCCATACTTCCCAGCTCGTGCTGTGGAAACTCTCGAAGTCCGCGTTGAGTTCGCTCTCCAGCGCGGCGTCCGGGGCGACGACCGGCAAGTCAATGTCGTCGTCGTACGTCGGCACGACTTTGCCTTTCCAGCCGCGCTTGAAGAAGTTGTAGAACCAGTTGTAGCCCTTGGGCGTGCTAATAATCAGTGCCCAGCCGTCACGGGTGGACAGCATCGGCTCCAGCGCCTCCGTCCACACGGAGTACGTAATCATCGCCGCTTCGTCAATGATGACGAAGTCGAGCGTGGCGCCCCGCAAGTTGTCCGGCTTGTCGGCGGACTTTCCGCGAAACTCGCTCACCGCGACGACTTTCGCTTTGTCTTTGTTGATGCGGTTGCCGTCCGCGTCGCGGATGGGCATGTCGTAGTGCTTGACCCGAAGACGGAGCTTCTGCATCTGGATGTGCAGCTCGATGTGCGGCAGCTTGTCGGCTATCTTCTCGGCCTTGGACAACACGCGACCGAAGATGATTTCCGACTGGTCGGCGGTCGGCGCGACCACCCACCCCACCGCGCCGGGGTTCGTGAAGAGCTCGAAGCACGCCTCGATACTGCCCGCCTCGGACTTGCCGACCTGCCGCCCCAGGCACGCGATGCGACGCTTGCGCTTGGAGCGGTGAATCTTCTCTTGAACGGGGTGCGGCGTGTACTCGGCGAGCTCGAAGAATTTACGGGTCGGACGACTCGAAATCGGCATCTTCGGCCTCGTCCGCCAGTCCGGCCATCAGCGCGCTCGGCGTGGTGGGCAAGCTCGTCACGCTCACGCTGGGCGGGGGTTCCAAGAGCGCCAGCGCCTTGCTGACGTTCATCATGCTCGTCACGCGCTCTTGGTCGAATTTGGATAACTTCTCAGCCATCGCCGCAAGGTCCAGCGGCCTGACCGAAATCACAGGAGTTCCGTCCGGGTGCTCACGCAGGCCCTGCATGTGGGCCTCGTAGTTCCGGAGCATCGTTTGGTAGACCTGAAGCAGGTCCGATTGCAGCAGTCTCGACCGACCCCAGGTTTCCCCCAGGGCGGCCTTGATGTCCTGCACGTCCGGAATGAACTTCATTCCGTCGCGCATTTCTCCGTAGAGCAAGTCCCAGTCGAGGTTGGTGAGTTCCAGCTTGAACTCCACCTCGATGATGGGCTTGATTTCGTCCTTGTTGAATCCGAGCAGGAACAGCTTCTTGCAGCGCTCAAGAATCTCTCGGCGCTGTCGTGGGGTCATGTCAGGTCGTCCTCCGGGTCCATCTCGACGCCGATGAATCCAGCGTCGTCGTAGTAGATGCAGTGCTTGATTTCCACTTCGGTCTGCAAGTTCAGGGCGGCTTGATGCACGTCCTGGCGAATCGGGCACCCGGCGCGGTTGGCGCAGGTGACGCACAGGTCGTTGGGGTTGGTGGGGTTCATGCTGAGAGACGCTCCAGTTCGTCCATGACGGCGGCGAGGATGGCGATGCGGCGCAGGCCGCGCTTGCCTTTGTAGTCGGCTTTGGGGTCGAGCAGACCCGCGAAGCGCTCTACGCGCGCCTCGAAAGTCTTTTGTTCGTCTTCGGTGTCGAACACCAGCGCGGTCGTGGTGCTTTTGCGTTCCGCGTAGCTGGTGCTCGTCACGGCGCTGCCCAGGATGGACAGGCCGGAAACAGGGGCGCGGGCGTGCCTGCGGGTCGCCAAGGGCTCCGCGAGGTGCTTCACGCCCGCCGCGCCGATGTTGAGGCGACGCGCGACCTGCTCTGCCGACCTCC